CGGACATATAGTGGGTCAATTTGATGGTGGGTTAAGAATGAAGTTAAATGTAACGGAGGAAGAATTACAACAATTTATAGATAGGATAAATGAAACTAACTAAAAACTTTAGCAGAAAAGAGTTTGAATGTAAGGATGGTTCACCAATGACAGAGAATCAATTTAAAAACATTCAAGAACTTGCAAAGAATCTTCAGGTATTAAGAGATGAATTAGACGAACCTATTCACATCACTAATGCTTATCGTTCAAGAAAGCACAACGAACTCATAGGAGGCTCTAAAAACAGCCAACACACTTTAGGTAAAGCAGCAGATATTTATGTAGAAAGCAAAACACCTAAACAACTTGCTAAAGTAATTGAAAAGCTAATCGAAGAAGGTAAGATGTCAGAAGGTGGCATAGGTATCTACACAAAGAATAAGTTTTTGCATTATGACATTAGGGGCGAACGAGCCAGATGGAATGGATAAAAAAGAATTTATAAGGCTATATTACGATGAATTAGAATCTTTATCTACAATATCTAAATTGTGGAAATTAAACAAGACCACAATTAATTATAAAGCAACAGTAGTTTGGGGACTTGAATTAAGAGATAAATCTGAAGCTGCTATTGTTGCCTATAAAAAACAAAGAAAAGATACTTCAGGAATCAAAAACGGAAGGTTTATAGATGATGGATTAAATTCTATTGAAAGAGCCAAAGTTAAGTCTTATGGAATTACCCCAGATGTTTATTTAAAGATGAGGGATAAACAAGATTGTAAGTGTAAAATATGTGGCAAGACAGAAGAAGATAATGGCAAAGCACTTTGCATAGACCACTGCCACACGACAAATGTAGTAAGAGGACTATTATGTGATGCTTGTAATAGAGGTATTGGATTTTTAAAAGATGACACAGAAATAATGAAAAGCGCAATTAAATATCTAAATAAATTTAAAAATGGGTAAGCCTTTTAAAGAAACTAAAGTAGGAAAATTCCTTTTAGAGAAGCTACCAAACCTTGCAGGTGATATATTGCCAGACAAAGGCGTTTTAGGCATCGTAAAGAACTTAATTGACTCTGACGATAGTCTTACATCAGAAGAACGCAAAAGCCTCTTAAAAGACCTCTATCAGCTTGAAATAGAAGATAGAAATTCAGCAAGACAAAGAGAAGTAGAAGTCAAGAAGGCAGGAGGGCAAGATTGGATGATGTTTGTTACTGGTATTGTTGGCTTACTTTCTTTTATGTTTATGATTTATGCAGTGGTATACATTCCTTCTGTTTCAGAGAATGATTTATTTGTGCATTTAATGGGTATGATTGAGGGTGTGGTTATATCAAACATCTTCGCTTATTATTACGGAACTTCAAGCGATAAGTAATGGCTAAACAAACAGCAGTAGTTAAGGTGGTAAAACCAAAGGTCAAAAGACCTAATATACATTCTAAAACCAAGTCCTCACAATTAAAATCTTCCAAGTTGTACAAAAAAAAGTACAAAGGACAAGGTAGATAAAATATTTTTTTTATATTTGATGCATCTTGTTTATGCGTCTGAAATCACGATTCGGCAAGATTAATAAAACTGGCAAGAATGGGAAGCTACCAAAGCCAGACTTCAACCTAAAGCAAACGAAGGGTAGTACTACACAGGAGTAGTGGAATTGCAAACCTAATTAACCTGTTAAAATTAGGTATCTGAAAAACTCTGAAGGCTTTGACGAAGTATGAGTAATTTGGATGGGTAGCGTAGGGCTACCTATATCCTCTAACAACTGAAACTTTTCTAAAGTATAAATAATTTATATAATATATTAATATAATATTATAATTAAATAATAATATAGTATTATAAGATAAATTACATATTATACATATGTGTTCCCAAACAAGAAAAAAAAATATCTAAAAATAAAAAAAAATGAAATTAGATATAAAAATAAAACAACACGAAGATTCAGATGAATTTTATGATATTAAACTTTATACTTACAAAGAAGTTATAGAAACTAAAGTAGATAAAGAAAACCTTCGTTATTTGATAGGAAAAATAGATAACACTATTATACCTTGAAAAAAAGAAAAAGAAGCCGTAAACAGCTTATAATAGCTTTAGATAGGGTATTTTCTAAATACATTCGTACTAAAAATTTAAGGGACAATTTAGTTGAGTGTGTTACTTGTAAAAGAAGATACCCACTAAAGTCTATTCAAGCAGGGCACTTTATGTCGAGAAGACATTATTCTACCAGATGGGATGAGGAGAATGTTTATCCACAATGTTACGGATGTAATGTAATGCAACAAGGTCAGCAGTATTTGTTCTCAAAGTTTATAGATGAACAATTTGGAGAAGGGTATAGTGATGTTTTACTTTTTAAATCACGAGAAACAGTTAAGTTTTCAGACTTTGAATTAGAAGAAATGATTGAGGACTACACAAATAAGCTAAAAGATTTGGAAAAGAACTTAAATTGATTATATTTGTAATGCTGACAGGAAAGACTTTGTAGTAGTAGTTTTTTCATAGTAATTTGAATTAGTTTAGTGTTAAGGGAAAGGGGAAGTTTAAACGCTTCCTCTTTTTTTTTAAATAATTTTTAAATATTTTGTTGATAATTAAAATTTTTTATATCTTTGAATATGTTTAACACTAAAACTATTAATTATGAAAACTTTACAAGATTATCAAAACTTAAAAAACCAATTAGAAGAAATAAAAATAAACCATAAAGGAGAGCATTTAGAGGCTGCTTTCATATGTGTTACAGCTAAAGGGATGAATTGGAGAGAGTGCAAAAAGCTTGGTATGGAAAAAAGCTCTTATTACGGCTGGGTTTTCTATAGAACTTCGACAAACTCAAACGGCTACGACCTTTATGGGAAAATAGAAAAGGCTTGTGAGGGATTTAACTTAAGTGTAATTGAAAGACAGTTATAGGACAGAAAATAATAATAGGGGCAGCAATGCCCCTTTTTAAACTACTATTATGGAAAAACGATTTACTTACCTGCTTGGATTATCCAAACACACCGAAAACTTTTTAATGTACAACGAACTTAAAGAACTTAAAAGAGATGTTCTTAAGTTTCCTATGCTTCGACTTGAGGCAATGGAAAGACGCATTAAAGAACTTGAACAAGAAAACGAATTACTAAAAGCTAAACTTGAAATTTATGGACAAATCTAAACTACGAGAACTTTATCAAAAGTACGACTTACAACCAGCTGATTTTTTTAAGCATCAGCATTACACAATCATTACACGACAAGGTATTGAAAAGATTATTGCAGCAGAGCAATTTGATATTCGATATACAGTTATTAGATGTGAACCAGACTACGCAGTATTCAAAGCCACTATTACAAAAGATGGTGCTTATTTAGAAACCTTTGGTTCTGCTAAATATGGGGACTTTAAAAACGGAACAACTAATAGTTGGTATGTGGCAGAAATGGCGGAAAAAAGAGCGATGTCAAGAGCAGCTTTAAAGATGTCTGGCTTTTACCAATTAGGAGTATTTGGCGAAGATGAATCTGAATCTTTTAAGAAAAATGGATAGATACACAATTCAGAAGCTGTTTAAAGGACACTATCAAGTCATAGACGATAGAGGAGAGTCCTTGTTTGAAGGTAGCATATCTGAATGTTATTGTTATCTTTGTTTATTTGTAATGAACCTAATAGAAGAATAAAATGGAATATAGTGAATGTTGTGGTGCACCGCCATATCTCAATCAAATAGAAACCGAAAGATGCAGTCAATGCAAAGAGAACTGCGAATTTTATACAGAAGATTAATTAATTAAGAGTAATTTTAAATATTTAAAAATGAGTGCAATTGTAAACTTTAGTTTAGACCTTACTAAACTACCAAAAGACAAAATGATTAAAGGCAAGAAAGGAACTTACATTAACCTATCTTTAAACCTAAATGACCAAACAAATCAATTCGGAAGCAATGCTTCGGTAGTGGTTGCTCAATCCAAAGAAGAAAGAGAGGCTAAACAAGACCGAGTATATGTAGGAAACGGAAAAGTGATTTGGACAGATGGTACTATCACAACTGCTGATAAAGAAAACGCACCTGCTTTGACAAGTGCAGCGCAGCAACCAGATAGAGAGGATGACTTACCATTCTAATTAGAGGGGGGCTATATGCCCCCTTTTTTTTATCTTTAACACAAAATACTACACTATGCTAATTGATTACACTAAAGAACTACAGCACCTGAACAAAATACGAAAGGGTGAAATACGAGAAGGATTAAAGTTAGGAATACCAGAGATTGATGAATACTTTAGATTTAAGAAAGGAAATTTTAATGTAATACTTGGGCAAGCTAATGTGGGTAAAACTTCAATGGCTTTGTTTTTAATGCTTTTATATTCTTTACGACACGATATTAAGTGGGTAGTTTTTTCAAGTGAGAATGAACCTTATTCTATTATAAGAAAATTAATGGAATATTTACTTGCAGAACCTATAAACAAGATGTCAGAGGAAGCGTATAAGTATGGTACAGAGGTAATTAGAAATTACTTTAAATTTATTAGTCCCGAAAAACTTTATACCTATAAGGATTTGATTAGGTTAGCGGAAAGTTACAAAGCAGCTTGGGATTATCAGGGGATGTTAATTGACCCTTACAATAGTTTGATTAAGGATGCGGAAATGTCAAAGACAATAGATGGACATAGTTACGATTACCAAGCAATGACAGAATTAAGACAGTTTTGTAAAAGAAACGAAATTAGTTTGTGGTTAAATGTTCACGCAGTAACAAGTGCTATTAGAATGAAGCATCCAATAGGACACGAATACGCAGGATATGGTATGCCACCAAGCGCAGGAGATGTTGAAGGAGGGGCGAAGTTCATCAATAGAGCAGATGACTTTTTAACTTTCCACAGATATACACAACATCCAAGCGACTGGAATGTAACGCATATGCATATAAGAAAAACAAAAGAAACAGAAAGCGGAGGTAGACCTACACCTTTAGATAATCCAATAAGATTAAAGTCTGTTTTAAATAATGTAGGCTTTGAAATAGATGGAGAAAACATCTTAAAAAGAGTAGTACACAACAAACAAGAACAAAAATTTGCTCAAGCTAACTTACGAAAAGCATAAATGGACTGGGAATTAAGATTTATATTTAGTTTACCACACCAAAGGGTGTGTTTAGGATGGGAGGTTCTGTACCCCACAGAAGAATTTCCTTATCAAACTTTGAAGCTGTACTTATTATTATTAACTATTGAACTTGACCTATAATGCTTCAAATCTTATCACGACATCACAACTTATGGTTAAGTTATGTTTTAAGTTTTTCGGTAAATCCTGACACAGCAAAAGACATAGTGCAGGAATTTTACTTAAAAATGCACGATTACGATAAGGATATTATGATAGGCGAAAAGATTAATTTCTATTTCGTCTATTTGGTTTTACGGAATATGGTATTTGACCTAAAGAAAAAAGAGAAACGCTTTTACTTTACAGAAGAAATACCTTCCATAGAAGATGAAGAATACTTTGAAACTGACAACACAAAAAGCGAACACATAACCAACTGGTTAAACGACCACAATTTAGATGAGTTAGATTTAGACAACACACAAAATCTAAAAAACATCTATAATGCTTGTGTATTCAACGAAGTATTTATAGAGGGGAAAAGTATTGCGGAACTATCCAGAGAAACAACAATAAGCTATTATTCGCTTTACAACACCGTTAAGATAATAAAGAACGAAATAAAACATAATTATGAAACTGGGAACAACTTTAGAGAAGATATTTAAGCTTACAGGGATAGCTTGGATGGTAAAAAAGATTTGGGGAAAGGATTGCGGATGTGAAGAACGAAAACAAAAGTTAGATAATATAAAAGTGTTTAGAAAATGAATCAAGAGAATTACGATTACTGGTCAGAATTTAGAGCAGTTAAAAGCAACGAACTAACAAAAGCCGACAGAGAACTAATAGTAAAGATATTCGCAGAGGAATTTAATCAAAAAATAACTGTGAATTGTGGATGTAGTCCAAAGGTATGGCAACAACGAATCAATAAAATAAATGAACTTTATGACAAAGGATGATAGCGATAAATACGAAAAGACTATATGCTTATGGTTAAATGGATTTTTAGACTTTAGATTAGACTGGGTAGGTGAAGAAAACACCTTTTACGATTTAATAGGGAAAACACCAAAAGGAAATAAATGTGTTGTAGAGATTAAA